GATATCTACCACTATGAATCTTGGTGGTGATGATTGGCCAATATATCTAGAACCATCTGGCAAAGAAGGTATGAAAGGTATTAAAGTAGATCTTAAACCAGGAGATATGTTAGTTTATTCTGGTTGTGAGCTAGAGCATTGGCGAAATAAATTTAAAGGCAAGGAATGTGTACAAGTATTTCTGCATTATAATAACCGTAAAACTCCAGGCGCTAAAGATAATATGTTTGACAAGCGTCCACATTTAGGTCTTCCAAGTTGGTTTAAACGATGATATAATCTTTAGATGGGGGCAGTACACCACCACATACCTACTGCCTCCTTTTAAGGATTATTTATGAGTTTAGGATTTGACGCAATATCAGCACTCCCTTTTGCCGCTTCAGGCAATGAAGGTAATGTTACAATTAATGTTAGTGCTAATGCATTAACTATATCAGTAGGTCAACCTACAGTAACTGGTGAAGCAGCTAATGTAATTATAGCTGGAGATCCATTAACTTTAGGATCTGGTTTAGTTACAGTTACAGCCAACGCTAATGTAAATATTACAGCTTCTCCTTTATCCTTAAATTCTGCTTTAGTTACAGCTTCTTCTTCTGTAGATTTTAATGTAAACGGAATGCCTTTGACTTTAAAGGCTAGCAGTGTTACAATAACAGGTAGTGCAAATATAGATGTGACAGATAATCAATTAACTATCTCATCTAATGAATCAGGGGTAATTACTTGGAACCCAATTATTCCAGGTGCAAATAACGTTTGGACAGAAATAGAACCTTATTAAATTATGGCATCATCATACTCATCAGATTTACAATTAGAGCTTATAGCAACCGGTGAAAAAGCTGGTCTATGGGGAACAATTACAAACAACAATTTACAAATTTTAGAATTATCAGCTAGTGGTTACTATACTGTAAGTATAGCTGCAGCTGATTTAACATTAAACTTAGATAATGGTTCAGCTTTAGGAGATTCTACTGCAACTGGTAAAAACTTAATGATAGAAGTTACTGGTACTTTAGCAGCTAATAGAGTTATTACTATGCCAACAGGTGCTGAACGAATATTTATAGTTAAAGATAGCACAACAAGATCAAATTCAAATTATACTATTGGTGTACAAAATGTAGGTGGATCGGGAACAGGAATTAAATATATGCCTGTTGGATCTACTTGTGTTTTTTATACAGATGGAACTAGTGCTAATTCTATGAAACTTGCAGGGATTTTAAATAAAGGAACTGTACAAGTTCAAACAGGAACTAATACACCTTACACTGCAATTAGTGGTGATGTGGTATTAGGTGAAACATCTAATGGTGGTGGAGGTGCAATTACTGTAAATTTACCAGCTTCGCCAAACGCAGGTGATACGGTAACTATTATGGATGCATCATTAAGTGGAGGTTTTGCTTCTAACAATTGTACTGTAGGTAGAAATTCTTCTCCTATTCAAGGTGCAGCTTCTGATCTTGTTTTAAATACTAATAACCAAGCAGTAACTTTAGTTTACACAAATGCAACTAAAGGCTGGCAAAAACAATCAACGAATTCATAGGAGCAACTAGATGCTCACTGAAATAAAGTTTGCTCCCGGAATAGACAAACAAGATACTAGTGTTGGAGCAGAAGGAAGATGGACTGATTCCGATTTAGCTAGATTTAGATATGGACTACCAGAAAAAATAGGTGGGTGGTCTTCTTTACTTACCGATACAATGCAAGGTGTAGCAAGAGCACAACATTCTTTTGTAGACAAAGAAGGAAATAGATATGTGGCTATTGGTACAGATAAATTTTTACTTATATATTTTGAAGGACAACTTTTTGATATTACTCCTTTTGTAGATAACAATGCAGGAACTTTAACTACCTTTACTAGTTCTACGCTTACTACTAGCACAACTAGAGGAACATCAATTACAATTACAACGACTAGTGATCATGGATTAATTGCTGGTGACATGGTTGAATTAGATGCAGTGACTATGCCAACAGGTTCTAGTATTTCAGCATCAAATTTTGAAGATAAAATTTGTCAAGTTATAACAGTCCCTTCATCAACTACATTTACAATTACATCTCCATCTGCAGAAGCCAATGGTGGTGGTGCTGATTTAACTTCAGGAAGTTCTTGCACAGTTAAACCTTTTGTAAGTATTGGTCCTGCAGCACAATCATATGGTTATGGATATGGAGCTGGATTATGGGGTGGAACTGTAACAGGGGTTTTAACTAACGATTTAGATGGAGCGTTGGCCGCGGATACAGCAGGTAATAATGGTTCCGCGACACAAATTAGATTAACGTCTACAACAGGATTTCCAACAGCTGGTACAATAGCAGTAGAAAATGAATTAATAACTTATACAAACATAGCTGGTAATGAACTTACCGGTATAACTAGGGGTGCATTAGGAACAGCAACAACTGGAACTTCTAATGGTCAGGCTCATAGTGATGGTGAAACAGTTACTAACGCTACTAACTTTAATGGTTGGGGTTCAGCAGTAAATGCTTCAACTGTACAACTAGAACCAGGTCTTTGGTCTTTAACAAACTGGGGGGATGTATTAATTGCAACTATTGCAAATGGTAAAACTTATGCTTGGGATGCATCTGCATCTTCTAGATTAAGTATAAGAGCATCTAGAACTACTTTGTCTCCAGGATCAAGTTCAATACAAAATTCAGAATATTGGATGGCAACAGGAACTTTAGATGCTACTAATACTTTAGGTGGAGATGCAGGAGAAGAAGTAGGTAATCCTACAGCATCAAGATTAACTTTAGTATCTCCTACAACAAGACACTTAATTCATTTAGGTACAGAAACAACTATTGGTACACCTTCTACACAAGATGATATGTTTATTAGATTTTCAACAGGTGAACAATTAAATCAGTTTACTCCACTTGCTACTAACTCTGCAGGTACACAAAGATTACAAGATGGAACTAAAATTGTCGGAGCGTTGATCGCTAAAGAAAATATTTTAATATGGACTAACAACGCACTATACACAATGAAATTTGTTGGTGCACCTTTTACATTTGGTTTTGAACAAGTTGGTACTAACTGTGGATTGATTGGTAAAAACGCAGCAATTGAAATTGATGGTGTTGCTTACTGGATGTCTAACAATGGTTTCTTTGCTTTTGATGGTACAGTAAACTCACTACCTTGTAGTGTAGAAGATTATGTATTTGATGATGTAGACACAACTAAAGGTCAACAAGTTTGTGCAGGATTAAATAATTTATTTACAGAAGTTATTTGGTGGTATCCAACAGCAGGATCTGAATTTAATAATAGATCTGTTGCTTATAATTATGGTGAAGCTAAACAACCGCCATTAGGGACGTGGACTACTAATACTAATACAAATTTTAATAGAACTACTTGGATGGATACACTTATTTATCCTCAACCTTATGCTACTTCTTATAATAGTACGGGAACAGGAACTTTTCCAGAAGTAGTAGGTCAATCTGGATTAGGTAATACTACTTACTTTGCTCACGAAACAGGTACAGATCAGGTTAATCCAGATGGAAGTACAACTACATTAGAGTCTTTTATACAATCATTTAGTTTTTCATTACAACCTAATCAAAGTGAAGTGTTTTTAGCTATGCGTAGGTTTTTACCAAACTTTAAAGTATTGACAGGCAATAATCAAATAACTATATCTGTAAAAGATTTTCCTTCAGATGATGATGAACAGACTGCACTAAGTCCTTTTACTATAACTTCAACAACAACTAAGGTTGACACACGTGCCAGAGGAAGATATGCAAACTTAAAACTAGCTAATACAGGAAATGGAGAGTCTTGGAGATTTGGCACATTTCAAGTAGATTTACAACCTGATGGAAGGAGAGGATAATGACAAAAATTGTAGTAAGATTACCAGAACCTAGAAAAGAATATAGTGAAGACAACCAAAGACAAATTAATAGAGCTATCTCTTTAGTAGTAGAACAACTTAATGCTACTTACTTAACTCAACTAAAAGAAACTCAAGAAAGATTTTCTTGGTATATGGCGCAAGATAATTAAAAATGGCAAACGTATATAAAAATGCAAACTATAAATTAGCAACTACGGCTGTTACAGACATTTATACTTGTCCTAATAACTCTAGAGCTATTGTTAAAAAAATACATGCTGCAAATACAGGTGCTGGTAATGATAGTATTAAAGCTTTTATTTATGATAGTTCAGATAGTGTTACTTATCAATTTGCAGAACATACTGTAAATGTTAATAACTCTCAAGCAGTAGGAGATGGTACTTTTATATTAGAAGAAAATGATAAATTACAATTACAAGCAGCAACGTCAAACCATTTTGAAGGGACCGTAGCTATATTAGAAACAAACAGAGAGGACTTATAATGCCATTTGTAAAACAAGAATCTAAAAAAATATATGAAAAACAAATAGATGGTAGAACAATACCAGTTATTACTCCTGAAGTAATATTGACTATTACACATAAAGAAACTGGAAGAGAGTATCTTTCAGAAAAAGAAGTAGAAGATGATATTAACAGCCCACATACAAGCACTACCAAAGACCATATTAAGAGAGATGTAGAAATAAAAATAGCAGAAATGCCTCCTCTTGGTGGGTCTAGTGAAATGTAAGTTTGTTGACTAGACGTGAAAACTCTAGTAAATTGTGGTACAATCGCCTATATACAAGTCTTGCGAACTTGCTTTTCAACAATATAATATAAATAAATATGGGATTTTTTAAAAAGATAATTAGAAAAGTAACTAAACCT